CGGGCTATGGTTGGCGAGGTCGAGGCGGAGGGGCAGGCGCTTGCCTTCCGGCATGACGTGCACGACGCAGCCGGTCCGGGTGCGGCTCCCGATATAGGTCATGGCCGCCGCGCCGGTTTTCTCGGGGCCCTGGCCCGAAGGCCGGGCTGCAGCGGAACCGGCACCCGCGGGGCGGGGGGTGCCGGTGGGGGCGCCCACCGCTCGCGGGTAATCTCGACCATCCTGATCGCCATCTCGTGGTCGAGATCGCGACAGAGGTTCAGAAGTTGATCCCGGCGGGTGGCGGGGAGGGTGGTCACTGGCTGTCCTCCGAGTTCCACACGGCGCCGTAGTCCGCGGCGATGCTCCGGATCTCCGCCTCGGTGCCGACCCGCATCGGCGGCTGGGTTCCGTCACCCTGGAGGACGGCAATCCAAATGCGGCCGTTGCGGTCGATTTCGTCGCGTTCGGCTGGCGTCAATTGCCAGCAGCTGACGGTCAGGGTCTCAGTCGCAAAGACGCGGGTGGTGGGGTAACCGGGGGCGGGAGCGAGGAGCGTCCGCGTGGCGCCGGGGAAGTCCACGGGCTCCGCCATCACAGCCACACGACGAAAAGGAACGCCGAACGCAACACGCGACATCTTCCCGGCCTCTCGGTCCGAGAGAGACGGTAGAAATTTCTTCAATCGCCTGTCAATGCGCTGGCGATTTCGGCAAGCAAGAAAAGGGGAACGCCCGCGAAAAAATAGGGCGCTCCCTGATGCGGCTACATCCACATGATCCGGCAGCGCACCCGACCGACGATGTCGATCGCCTTCAGTGGCACGACGGTCGAGGGATAGAGCGGGTTACGGCTGAACATCCGCACCTGCTCTTTCTCGCCGGGGACCATCTCCAGATTCTTCACGAAGAAGTGCACGCCGTCATGGCAGGCGAATATTCCCGCCGGCATCGGGTGACGATCCCCGACGTCCACGATGATCCGCTCGCCCGCGAGAAGCGATCCCGGTGCGTATGGATTTACTGGATCGGAGCCCGCATCTCCGACCACCTCGAGCATCAGCGCCGGATTGTCGCCGCTGATATGAAAGTGCTCCCTGACGAAAGCGTCCGGAAACAAGTAGCGATTTCGAGGTGTTACGTTCATTCTGGCAATTCCTCCCAAGACCACGGGTTTACTGCGTTTGCCAGTTTGACGTTGTCCGACCGATAGCCCTCCCGGCCGAGGTTCTCCTCCTGGTGCCTCGGCTCCTCCTCGCGGATCGATGTCGAGGAGCTCTGTCATGTTTGCGTCAGGCCCTCTCACGTTACGGTTTTGTGACGGGATCGGGTATCGGGTGATCTCCTCTATTGCGAGCATTTCGTCGGCGCGGATGTTGCGCTTGCCGATGGTCATCTTCTGCATCGTCGCCGGATCTATGAACCGTCCGAGATGGTCGCTGAGCAGGGCGGCCAGCTCTTGCTGCTGGAGGCCCGCATGCTTCAGGGCGGCCTGAAGCCAAAGATTGAGAGGCTGCATTGTCCCCATCCTCCCCTGGCGGTAGTTAACAAAATCGCAAGTTCAGGGGCGGGCACCATTGCCCATGTAGGAAAATTTCTCTACCGTACCTCTCCACGATGGAACCGGCGGCATCGATAATCAACCGGCTGGGCGGGGCGCTGAATGTCGCGGGCGTTCTTGGTCTCAGCAAATCCGCGCCCGGCAAGTGGCTTATCGATCGCCGGGACGGCGGCAGCGGCGGGATGATCCCGCAGCGGCACATTGAGCCGCTGATCCGCTACGCGCGGAGCCAGCGCATCCGGCTCGGGCCCGCCGATTTCTATCCGCAACTGAAGGGCGCTGGGGGCAGCGGTCCGGTCGCAGAACGCGAACGCCGCGCCGGATGAGGAGCCCTCGTGCCTGCAACAGTATCAGTGCGTTCAAATCGCCGGGTGTGCTGGGGTCCGCCGCACGGTTTCCCGAGCCCCCGGCGTATCGGTGCCCGGCCCCATCCAGGCGGCACCGATAGCGCCCCGCCCAAGGCCGCACCAAACCTCGCGGGCGGGGCGCCTCAATTCCAGATCGGCGCCATCCCTGACCGGCGCCGGTACGCTCCGCTCGCCGCAACAGCCCCCCAGATCCCACGCGGCGGGCGGGGCACTTCTCCTCCCTCGGCGGGTAGGGCCCCGCCAAACTCGGCCGGCGTCGTGGTTGGTATCGGCGTTGCCGCGGCGCCGGCCGCAGTCGAGGGCGCCCCATGACCGACGACGTTTTCAGCCTGCCCGTTTTCCCGCCGGCGGACGTGTTCCCGATGATGTCGGAGGAGGAGCTCGCCGAGCTCGCGGCCGACATCAAGGCCAACGGCCTCCGCGACCCGCTGGTGGTCGCTAAGGTCGGCGGAGACGACGACGCCAAGATCGACATGCTGGTCGATGGTCGCAACCGCCGCGCCGCCTGCAAGGCCGCCGGTGTCGAGCCAAAGACCCGGCGCCTCAACGGGGAGGATCCGAAGGCGTTCGTGATCTCTGTCAACGCGCACCGCCGGCACATGACCAAGGGTGCCTTGGCTGTGGCGATCGCCATGATCTACCCGGAGCCGGCCAAGCTTAAACGGAAGGGGTCCGGTTCTACTGAAACAGTAGATCACGGGGTTTCGGCGCAACGCCTTTCATACGCCCGCACCGTGCTCGCATACTCGCGCCCGCTCGCCGAAGCGGTGCGCGATGGCGCCAAGTCGCTCGACGAGGCCTACCGCGAAGTGCAGCGCGCCAGCGGCAATCTCAACGTCGCACAACAGCAGCTGCGTGATCTCCGGAAGGCTCGCCCCGATCTGGCCGACAAGGTCGAAGAGATCGGACTCGAGGCTGCGTTGAAGCAGGCGGCCGACGACGCCGAAGTCGAGAGGCTCGATCGTCGGGCCTTCACCCGTCACCTGGTCGAATTCGTTCACGCCTTCGAACGGGATCCGAAGGACGCGACAGCCGCTGCGACAAAGTACGACCCGTTATGGGCCGAGGGCGTCGGCGGCACCGTCACCCCTGATCAAATTCGGCGGGCCGTCAATTTCGTGACGGCGGTGGTCGCTGCGATGCAGGAGCCAGAAGCACCATGAGATTGCCAGACGCAATCAAGAAGGAAATCCGCGCGTTGCGCGCGGACTTGGGAGCTCCAGGGGTTCCGTGGCCCCTCGATGATCTGATCGAGGGGAGCATCGCTATCTGCAAGCAGCATGGCGGCCTCGACGTCGATTTCATGACGCGCGAGACGGTCACGCGCCACATCGAAAAGCTGGAGCGCGATGACGCGCGCCGCGCAAATGAGGGAGATTTTTTCCCTGACGATATCCAATTGCCGGTCGGCGAAAAGGAGCGGGTGCGCTGGGACTGCATGACGATCGACTTGCTCGCTGATTACGAGCGGATCCAGCTCAATGAATTTGCGGCCAGCGTCCAAGCGCAAGCGAGGAAGGTGCGTCGCATCGCGGAAGCGCGGACTACGCTCCAGGGATTTCCTCCCGGAACCAAGCTCAGAGACACGCGCGATCGCGGTGGCGATAAGCCGCCGCCGCCCGCGGGAGGTTCTGGTCATCAACCAAGGTCACCAAGGAGCCCATGATGGCGCGCAAGCGTAAGGACGCCGACGCCGGCGACAACGGCATCGGCCACAACAGCAAGGCGGTGGAGCTCACCGACGAGCAGCGCCAGGCGCTGTTCTTCCAGCACAAGCGCCACTACCAGGCGGCGCTCGCGAAGAAGAAGACGGCGGACGCCGCGCTGAAGAACGTCTGCAAGCAGGCCAAGGCCGAGCTCGGCGACAAGGCGGTGAAATCGATCAAGGACGCGATCCTGCTCGAAACCGACGAGGGCGAGGCGGATCTCCGTGCCGAGGTCGAGCGGCTGCTCCAGGTCGCCCGGTGGATGAACCTCCCGTTCGGGCAGCAGAGCGATCTGTTCACCGACGCCAGCGACCCGCGGCCGGCGACCGAGCGCGCCTTTGCCGAGGGGAAGAAGGCCGGCATGGAAGGCCTGGCCGCCAAGCCGCCGCATGCGCCCGAGGTCCCGCAGTTCAAGGCGTGGATGAAGGGGTGGCAGGAAGGTCAGGCTGCCATCTTCAAGATCGGAAAGACCCCGCCCGATATCGCGCCGCTCGGCGACGCCAAGCCCACCCACCAGGTCGTCTAACCGCCGGATGAGGATCGCCGCGCGCAATGGCGCAGCCTCGCCACCTCTTTTGCCTCGATCTCGGCCAGCGGACCGGGTTCGCCGTCGGTGCGGCCGGGTCGCTGCCGGTGTCGGGGACGGTGGTGTTGAAGAAGCCGACCGAGCCGGCCGCGGTCGCGCTCGGAAATCTCCTCGAATTTCTCCGCGAGCGGTGGACGGCTGAGCGCCCGGACCTGGTGGTGATCGAGGCGCCGCTCTCGATCGCCGCCATGGCCCGCCTCAACAACGCCGAGGAGACGATGCTTCTCCTCCACCGCCTGGCGGGCGTGGTGCAGGCGATGACCCAGCGGTTCGCGATCCGCCTGGTCGAGGTGAACAGCGCCACCGCCCGGAAGCACTTCATGGGGCGGGGGAGCGCCGGCACCCGCGAGGAGACCAAGCGGGCGGTGGTCTCGCGCGCCGTGATGCTCGGCTACCTCCCGCGCGGCTGCGAGGACGACGACCGCGCCGACGCGTGCTGCGTCTTCGATTGGGCGGCGGCGACGCTCTGCCGGATCCCGCCGCGCGAGCTCGTGATGTTCGGCGAGGCGCGGGCATGAGCAAGCTGCGCGAAGCGGTCAAGTCGCCCCGCGGCACCGATTGGACGCCGGAACGCCTGGCGCGGTTGAAGCGGTTGTGGCTCGACGGGTGGTCCGCCAAGACGATCGCCGCAGAGCTCGGCGGCATCACCCGGAACGCCGTCCTCGGGAAGCTGCACCGGCTCCGCCTGAAGCGCGGATTGAAACCCAGTGCCGGGCCGCCGCGGCCTAAGCCGCCGCCCCCGATCCCGATCCGCGGCCCGACCGGGCCGAAGCCGTCGTATCGGTGGGTGGCACCGAAACCGAATACCCCAGGGCGATCCGGTACGGCTCGCAAGGCCCCCGGCATTCCCGTCGCGCCGCCTGCGGCGCCAACGGGGATTGAGCGCGGCCGCCGAGTAGAGGCGGCGGCCGCGCGACAGGGGGCTGAGCCCGTCGCCCGCCCCACCATCACGATCGATGATCTGAACGGCAACACCTGCCGGTTCATCACCACCGATCGCAGCCCGTTCCTCTACTGCGGCGAGGCGACGTTCGCCGGGACGCCCTACTGCAAGGAGCACGCGCTCCGCTGCTACCAGATCGGGAGGCGGGCGGCGTGACCGGCGAGCAGCTCACCTTCCGCACGATCGCCGGCGCCGATGTGACGGTCCCGCAACGCGGGAAGCACTACGTCGAGCCGCGCGGCTACGCGGCCCCGCCTGGCTCCGGGCCCGCCGGCGAGACGTGCGGCAGTTGCCAGCACGCCGATCGCGAGCGGAGCGGGCGCAAGCGCTGGATCAAGTGCGCGTTGATGCGCCGGGCTTGGACGAACGGCCGCGCCACCGACATTCTGGCGCGCGCTCCAGCGTGCCGGAAATGGGCCGCCCCATGACCGCCGACGCCGACGACTTCGCCCACTTGATGGAGGCGGTCGCGCGGCGGCTCCTCGGGGATCCCAACCCGCGCCTCTCGAGCAAGACCGAGCTCCGGTTCGGCAACCACGGCTCGCTCGCTTGCGATCTGCCGAAGGGCGTCTTCTTCAACCACGAGACCGGCGACAGCGGCGGCGTGGTCGCTCTCGTGATGCTGCAGACCGGCATCCCGCGCGCCGAGGTTCCGGCCTGGCTCGAGCGCGAGGTGGGGTTCCGGCCGAACGGCAACGGCGCGCACGCTCCGCGGCCGAAGATCGTTGCGCTCTACGACTACACCGACGAGCTCGGGACGCAGCAGTTCCAGGTGGTCCGCCTGCAGCCGAAGCGGTTCTACCAGCGCAGGCGGGCGCTCCCGACCGATCCACCCGACCGCGTCCACGACGGCTGGGTGAACACGATCAAGGGCACCCGCCAAGTGCCGTATCGCCTTCCCGAAATCCAGGAGGCGATCGCGTCCGACCGGACCGTCTTCATCGTGGAGGGCGAGAAGGACGCCGATAACCTCTGGGATCTCGGGATCCCGGCGACCACGAACGCGATGGGGGCGGGGAAGTGGCCGCACGATCTGAACCAGTATTTCAACGGCGCCGACGTCGTGATCGTCCCCGACAATGACGACGCCGGTCGGAAGCACGTTGCGATGGTTGGCGCCGCGCTCAGCGGCGGCGCCGAACGCGTTCGGGTTCTCCTCTTGCCCGGCCTGGCCGAGAAGGGCGACGCCTCCGATTGGCTGGCCGCCGGCGGCACCGCCGACGATTGGCACCGCCTGGTGGAGAAGACCGCCCGCCCTTTCGGCGAGCACCTCCCGGCAATTCCCACCACCGGCACGGCCAAAATTCTCACCAGCCGCCAGTTCGTGGAGGGCTTCGTGCCGCCTGACTACGCGATCGACGGAATCGCCCAGAAGAGCTTCATCTATTCGTTCACCGGCCAGACCGGCAGCGGCAAGACGTCGATCCTGCTTCTCCTCGCCTACCTCGTGGCGACGGGGCGGGCCCTCGGGAAGCACCAAATCGATCGCGGCAAGGTCCTGATCCTGGCCGGCGAGAACCCGACCGATGCGCGGCAGCGGTGGATCGCGATGGCCGCGGTGCTCGGGTTCAACCTCGATGAGATCGACGTCTATTTCATCGATGGCCGGTTCAAGATCGAGGAGCTCTACGACACCGTCGCCGCCCAGGTGGAGGCGCTCGGTGGCGTCGCGCTGATCTTGGTCGATACCAGTGCTGCGTTCTTCGAAGGCGAGGACGAGAACAACAACTCGCAGATCGGCAAACACGCGACGATGTTGCGGCGCCTGACGACGTTGAAGGGGGGGCCGTGCGTCCTCGTCGCCTGTCACCCGGTGAAGAAGGCCGCCGGCGACAATCTGCTGCCGCGCGGTGGCGGCGCCTTCCTCGCCGAGATGGACGGCAACTTCACCGCGACCGAGCGCGACGGGGTCGTGGAATTCCACTGGCAGGGCAAGCTGCGCGGGCCCGACTTCGATCCGATCATCTTCAAGCTGGACGCCGGCGTGAAGTGCGAGCGCCTAAAGGACGCCAAGGGCCGGATGATCCTGACGGTGATCGCCCGCGTCCTCAACGCCGACGAACGGGCCGAGCTCGAGCGCGGCAAGGTGCGCGACGAAGACGCGGTCCTGATCGCGATGCTCGAAAATCCCAGCGCCTCGCTCCGGGGGATCGCGTCGAAGCTGGGCTGGTTCAACAACGGCGAACCGGATGGCACCAAGGTCCACCGCAACGCCACGAAGCTGGGCGCCAAGGATCAGGGCCTCACCAAGCAGGACCGCAAGCAGACCTGGATCCTCACCGAGAAGGGGAAGAAGGAGGCCGAGAAGCTTCAGTTCAACCGCGACGCCGGCAAACGGGAGCGGGACGATTGACCCGGAAGCATCGCGGCCGGGGACGTGCGCGGCGCCGGAAGGCGGCCGCCCTTGTGGCGGTGCCGGCGGTGCCGGCGGTGAAGACCACGCCCGAGCGCATCCGCCAACTGGGCGAGGCCGAGCTGGAGCTCGATCCCAGCGGTCGGCAGCGCATCATCGCGGCGCCGATCGACCGGCTGTTGAACGCCGGATTCCTGACCCAGCGCGAGCACGACGCCGGCGACAAGCTGCGCGCCGACACCTACATGGCCGCGGTCGACCCTGCTGCCATGACGGTCGACTGGGCGCGCGGCGGGTCCGGATTTTCGCCGCGCGTCCCGAGCGTGTTCAGCACCCAGGAAATTGCCGACGCCCGGATTCGCCACCGCCGGCTCCGCCGCGCGATCAATGGGGTGGTGTGGGACGTGCTCTGGCTCGGCGTTGTCCAGGAGCGGGCGCTCGAGCACCTCGGCCACGCCATCTTCAACGTGCGGGATCCGCGCGAGGCGGTGATCGCCGGCCGCGCAGGCCTTCGGATCGCCCTCGGCTCGCTCGCCGACTTCTACGAGCGGAGCCCGTGAAGGCGGGTAGTGCCTCAGTTTGAAATCCGATCACGTCGGCGGGACGCTTCTCACCCTTGGGGCCGCGGGGCATGGAACCTCCGATGCTTTGCGCTAAGCATGCTTAGCGTCAAGTTATTAGATCAACTTAACGCCATGCGTTCAGGCGTTGACAACCGAGCCGAACGGACCCCCGAAATTCAAACTGAGGCACTACCTGAAGGCGCTTGACGATGCTTTCCAGATCGAATAGTGGAAAAAGCCGACAGCAGTTCTTGCGCCCGCCCGGTTCTCGCGGCGGGTTTTTTGTTGCCGGCCGGCGCCGCCCATGCGCGTCGTGATCACCGGCTCCTCGAAAGCCGCCAGCTTCCAGATCCGGGGCCGCCAGCTCGGCCGGGCGATCGGCGCGACCGTCGTGCTCGACGCCCCGCTCCGCGTGCTGTCGCTCGCCGACGTCGTGATCGCCGTCAAACGGATTCCGCCCCAGCTGGCCGCGGTGCTGCGGGCCTGCGGTCGCCCGGTGGTGTGGGACGCCCTCGATTTCTTTGAGCAGACGACGCCGGCGCCACGCTCCGCCCTGGTGGCCGACGCCAGGCGTCGGGCCGCCTCGATCAACGCGAAGGCGATCATCGGCGCCACCCGGCGGATGGCCGATGATCTTGGCTCGCCCTATTCGCTCGTGCACCACGGGTGGGAGCGGGGCGTGATCCCGATCCGAGAGCGGCTCGGCGTGGTCGCCTACGAGGGCGCCGCCGCCTACCTCGGCGACGCCCGCGCCTGGCTCACCCGCGCCTGCGAGAAGCGCGGCGCGTGCTTCGTGATGAACCCGGTCAACTACCTGATGGCCGATGTCGTGGTGGCGATGCGCGCCGGGCCCTACGACACCTACGCCACCCGCAACTGGAAATCCGGCCTGAAGCTCAGCAACGCCCAGGTCGCCGGCGTGCCGTTCGTCGGCCGAAACGAGGCCGGCTACCTCGAGCAGGCCTCGGGCGGCGAGCTCTGGGCCGAAGATGAGGCGGCGTTCGGCATGATGCTCGACGTCCTGGCCGATCCGCTCGAGCGGCGCTGGCGGCGGGAGATGATGCTTGGCGTGGCGCCCCGCCTGCCGTTCGTCGCCGCGAACCTCACCCGGATCCTCGAGGCCGTGATGGCGGACGCCAATTGCCCAGCTTCCGGGTCGTGACGCCGTTCCGGCCGTTCAAGCCGGAATCGAAGGAGCAGAAGGACGTCGAGACGAACGGCGGGCCGTTCGACTGGCTCGCGGCGATCGCGATGATGCGCGAGAGCGTGCTCCGGGCCTGCGGTGCCGAGGTGGTGACGCTCACCGACGTTGACACCGATCTGCCGGGCCCGACGTTCCGGTATCACACGCTGAGCCGCCGGTTGATGATCTGGATCATCGAGGTGGCGCTCCGCTACATCGGCAGCGCCGACTTCGACCGGGACACCATCCTGGTGATGCCCGACATGCTGGTGTTCGGGGATCTCGGGCGCTGGTTCCGGGTGGGCGACTTCGATCTCGGCCTGGTGGCGCGCGAGCACCCCGATCGGCCGCTCCTCAATTCGGTGCAGTTCTGGCCGGTCGCGCGCCGCCTGGCGCTCGGCCGCCTCTATGCCGCCGCGCTCGAGGAGACGCGCAACCTCACCGAGGCCGAGGTCGTCTGGGGTGGCGACACCATACCGTTCGCGCGATTGTTCCAGCCGGTGCGGCCGGGGAGCCGGGTGGTGCATCGGCTCGGGATCGTCCGCTACTTCGATGCCGACCAAGTGCTGAAGGCCTTCACCACGCCCCTTTTCCGGAAGCCCAAGCCCGACGGCGTGGTGGTCGATTTCCGGTACCTCCGGAAGCTTCACATGCGCGCCTATTTCGAGAGGACGTTCCCCCCGATGCTCGAGGCGCGTGGCTGGTTCTTCGCCGACGGCGATCGCTTCATGGCCCAGGAGCTCGACGCCGGCGGCGGTTACCAGCGCGCCCACCTCGAGGCGGCGCTGAAGATCGCCAAGACGCGCCGCGCCTGCCGGGTGGCGATCGACGGTGGCGCCCACGTCGGCACCTGGTCAGTACCGCTGGCGAAGCAGTTCGAGCGGGTGGTCGCGTTCGAGCCGAGCGCCGACACCTACGAGGCGCTGATGGCGAATCTCGCCAAGCGCCAGGCGACGAACGTCGAGGCCCGGCAGCTGGCGCTTGGCGCTGCGCCAGGCCGCGTCGCCATGACGCTCGAGGGCGATGATCGCGCCAAGCGCACCGGCAACCTCGGTGCCCGGTACGTCACCAAGGGCGATGCGGTGAAAGTGATCGCCCTCGATTCCCTGGAGCTCGAGGACGTCGATTTCCTGAAGCTGGACGTGGAGGGGAGCGAGGTCGACGCCCTCACCGGTGCCGAGCAGACGCTCCGCCGCTGCCGGCCGATCGTGCTGTTCGAGGATAAGGGCCTTTGGGCCCGCTACGGCTACGCCCGCCAGGCGCCGCACATGCTCCTCGGCGCGCTCGGCATGGTGCCGCTGCAGCGGGTGATGATGGACGAGATCTGGGGCTGGCCGGCGTGAGGGTCGAGGTTCTCGTTCCCTCATGGCTCAGCAACAACACGAACGCGGCACGGCTCGCGCGGGTCTCGCAGCAGGGCCTGGCCGCCGCCGGCCATGACGTCACTGTCCTGGTCGAGCCCTCGAGCAATGCCGAGCGGATCGTCCTCTGGGGGCTCGGCCATCCACGCGCGCAGGAGCTCCTCCGGGAAGCCCGCGGGCGCGGCGTGACCGTGATCGGCTGGGATCTCGGCTACTGGAAGCGCGCCAGCCATTTCCGGGTTTCGATCAATGACGCCCATCCGCGTCAGTACGTCATGGCGAAAGCGCGGCCGCTCGATCGTCTCCACGCCGACGGCCTCGTTCTTCGCCAGGACGCCGATCCCGGTGGGCCCGTCTATCTCATCGGGATCGGCTGGAAATCGGCCGACACCTATGGCGAGCAGCCCGGCGCATGGGAGGATCGGACGCTCGAGCGGATTCGCGCCGCCTGGCCTGGCCAGCGCGTGATCTTCCGCCCCAAGCGCGGCGGTGGCTCGCACGCGCCCCACGGCATTCCGATAGCGGCGCCGACCGTGTCGATCGAGCAGTTGTTGCGCGGTGCCGCCGCGGTTTATTGCCGGCATTCGAACGTTGCGGTCGACGCCATCGTCGCCGGCGTCCCGGCGATCGCCGAGGACGGCGCGGCCGCCGCAGTGTGCCCGAACGAGCCGGCGCTTGGCCGCCTGCCAGTGACGCTTCCCCTCGAGGTTCGCACCGCCTTCCTCGGAAACCTCGCCTGGTTCCAGTGGAGCGAGGCCGAGATCGCCCGGCCGGCATGCTGGGCGGTTATCGACGACATCGTCAGGAGCGTTCCATGACCGACAGGAACATCAACCTCGAAAGTTGGGCCCGATACGCGATGAAGATGGAATGTCGCTCTTGTGGCGATGAATTATTCTCAGACGAGGACGACGCACACAGTGCCGTCGACCATGCCCTCCAAATGGGCGCTCGTGAGCCGCCAGAATTACGCGACCATTATCGTGACTGCATTCGGTGCGCGGATGTTTGGACGCGGGATGATTGAATCATGACCGATGCTCCGATCCGCGTCTTCTGCGCGTGCGCGCCCGACGGCCTCGATGCCGAGAGCCAGGCGGTGGTCGAGCATTCGTTGAAGTCGCGCGCGAGCCGCCCAGTCGAGATCACCTGGATGCGCCTGTCACGGGATCCGGCATCGCCGTTCTATTCCGACCGTGGTCGCGGGTGGAACACCGAGGCGGGCCGCGGCTGGGCGACGCCGTTCAGCTGGTTCCGCTACGCAATCCCCGAGCTCAGCGGGTTCGAGGGCCGCTCGATCTACTGCGACAGCGACGTGATGTTCCTGGACGACGTCGCGAAGCTGAACGACGCGCCGATTCCGAGCGGGAAGGCGTTCCTCGCGAAGTCGCCCGAGCGGCTGTGCGTTACCGTCTTCGACAATGCCGCCATGCGCCGGCATGTCCCGCTGCTCGCCGAACTGCAGCGCTCGGGCCCGCTGCGCCTGAAGGCCTGGCGGAAGGAGCTCTGGGCGCCGTTTCCCAAGGGCGAGAACTGGAATTGCATCGACGGCGAAGGCCTGCCGGTAGGCGACCCGTCAATCAAGTGCGTCCACTTTTCGGACATCGCCACACAACCGCAGTTGCCGCTTGCGTTGAAGCGGCTGGCAGCGGAAGGCCGGTCGCATTGGTTCGAGGGCCAGCCGGTGCCGCATCCCCGGCCCGATCTCGTCGCGCAGTTCAAGCAAGAACTGCAAGACGCGCTCGTGGCCGGGTACCCACTCGATCGCTACGATCAGCAGCCCCGCTATGGCGCCATCCGGAAACGCGATCTGAGCGCCTACCATGGCGGCCCACGGTTGCGCGCCGGCTCTGGAACAGCGGCGGCGTGAGAATTCCGAAACAGAGGATCCGTGCCGTGGGCCTGCTTGGACGTTCGGTCGTCGCGATCGCGGTTCTGTTGCTTGTCGTGATCATCGTCTGGCAGTTCGCGTCGGCACCGCCGCTGCCCTGAACGCCTAAACGCATGGTGGTTGGGACAACCTGTGGAGAACCTGTGGATAGCGCCCCTCAGATGAACGCGAAAAAAGTTACGCGCCAGCCACCGATGATCGACGTCGAGCAGCTCTACGAGGTCGGCTGCCGGTTCGATTGCAATCTGCCCGTGGTGGCAATCGCTCGCGTGACGCCAGGCTGCACCTGCTGGAGCGATCGGCTGCAGGCGCTCTGCGAGGCGCATCTCGCGAAGGCGCAATCGCTCGGCGTCGTCAGTGTCGTTGTCGACTTTCGCGGGCCGGCGTGACCCCTAACCCGCCCAGGCTCGACCTGGCCGCGCTCTATGCGGTGCCCTGTCGGTTCGGCTGCGATGATCCCGTGGTGGCCATCGTCCATGTGCCGGAAGGCTGCAATTGCTGGGACGATCCGCTGCAGGCCCTTTGCGTTCACCACCTCATGAAGGCGCATTCGACCGGGCCGATAGCCGTGCTGGCGGATTTCAGATCGTGGACCGTCAATGCCCCGCCCGTCGGGTGACCAGCGCAGCCCGGAAGCCGAGATCTACCGGTCCTGGTACCGGACGAAGCGCTGGCGCGAAATGCGCGCCGAGCAGCTGGTCCGCCACCCCATGTGCGTCATGTGCGTCGTCACCCGCACCAAGGCGACCACCGCCGATCACGTCATTCCACACCGCGGTAATCCGGTATTGTTCTGGGATCCCGCGAACCTGCAGAGCCTTTGCGACGTCCACCATGGCGAGAAGCAGCGGCTCGAGCTCGGCGGCAAGCCCCGGCAACCCCTCGGCAGGGACGGCTGGCCGATCTGATGCGCCGCGTGATCCTCGAGAGCCCGTTCGCCGGCGACGTCCCTGCGAACGTGGTGTATGCGCGGCGTTGCATGCGCGACAGCCTGGCTCGTGGCGAGGCGCCGATCGCGTCGCATCTGCTTTACACCCAGATCGGCATCCTTCGAGACGAGGATCCGGGCGAGCGCCAATGGGGCATCGATGCCGGCCTTGCCTGGTGCGCCGTGGCCGAGGCGTCCGTGGTCTACACCGATCGCGGGATCAGTGAGGGGATGCGCCGTGGCATCGCCGCTGCCGAGGCAGTGGGCATCCCGATCGAGTATCGAACGCTCGCCGGGTGACCGGGGGGGGGTGGTTCTCGCGGAAGAGCGCTTTCCTGGGGACCGGCGGTGGGCCTCCGTGTGCAGAATCCCGAATTTGAAAGGCGAAGCCCATTCGCGGTCGGTGGAAACGAGCCACGTTCACCCGCAGCCGGCGCGGGCGACCGCGAGTGCCGGCATTTCCACATGCGCCGCTGGTGTGCTCGGGGTGGTCCTGGCGTCCCTCGGGGAAGCCACCCACTAGGGGCGGTATGGACCGGATGATGAACGTCGGGTGCGGCCCGGATTCGGGGCCGGTTGTGCGCCGCGATATCGCGGTGCAGCGAGGTGTGGCAAACGGTTGTGGCAGGGGGTTTGCCGTCTGAGCCGTTTTCGGGGTCTGTGGCAGCGGTCGTGGCGAGCCGTGGCAGACGATCGATTCCGTCCTCAAACCCGCAGAGCCCCTAGAGTGGCAATGCCACACGGCGCCACGGAAGAAGGAGCGTTAGCGATCTTCCTTGGTCTGTGGCGTGGCATGACTCTCTCTAGGGGGTGTGGGGGGCCACAGCAATTTTCCGAGCCTGAAAACGAGGAAGGCCCCGGTGCTCCTCCGGGGCCCTCAAACGAGCGGGTGAAAATTAGCGCCGGGGGGCTCGGTCGATCCCGAGGTCCGCGGCGAGCGCGGCGATCTCCTCGAGGCGGCGCTCGACCACCTTCCGCAGCAGTTGGGCCGTCACCGAGGTGACCGTCCGCTCGCCGGCGACGAGGTAGTGCATCTGGCGCAGGCTCAGCCCGGTGGCGCCGGCGAGCTCGACCTGGAAGCGCTCGCCGAACAGCACCTTGCCGATCCGGGTCACCTCGACGGCGGTCATGGCCGGGGCCTCGACGGCCGGGGGGGGGGGGGGGGGGGCCTTCCGGGGCGCCGGCCGCCTGGCGGGGCTACGGGCGGCCACGGCGGGCCTCGGCGTGGGCGGTGTGGGGCAGGGCGGCCTGGCGCGCTGGGCGCGCCGGCGGGGGCGTGGGCGGCTCGATCCGCCGGCTGTAGGCCGGGCGGTCGGCCAGGGCGTCCGTCACCTGGACGACGTCGGGGTTGAGCTCGGGGAAGAGGCGGGAGCGGGGGTTCATCGGCAGGGCCATCGGGGCGGTTCCTTAGCGGTTGAAGCCGGCCGCGTCGCGCGTGCGAACCGCGAGCCGCCAGCCCTCGAGCACCAGTTCGGTTTGGCGCTCGGTCAGATCGTTGTCGCGGCACCAGGTGCGGACACCGCGCTCGTTCAACCCGCCGCTGTTCCAGAGCCGGCCGCCGGCGTTCCGGAGGTGCTGGTCGGGGTTCGTCTTCCGAAGGTCAGGGGTCTTCGTCATCGGGGGCGGTTCCTACTCGTCGCGGCCGGGGATGTAGACGCGAACCGGGCGGCCCTCGCGGTTGAAGGCCGTTCCCCAGGTGCCGCCGTCCGAGCCGCTGCGAACCAGCTTGGTGTGGTGGTAGCCGCTGTTCGGGTTGCGGTCGGTGTAGACCATCGGGTGGTTCACCGAGATCACCCGCTCGACCGGCGAGCCCTGGCGGTTCTCTCGGACCAGATCGCCCTTGGTGAAGGCGGGGGCGGTGGTGTTCGGGGTCTTGGTCATCGGGGTCCTCTGGCGGTTTGGGCCGGCGTTCTTGCCGCTTCCCTTGTGCCTTTTATGGGGAACAAGCCGGCCTCTAGCAAGCGAAATCGGTAGAAAATCGGACGCGGCGCCGGGGGTGCCGACGCCGCAATTTTCAGCCGCTGACGCGGGTGGCAGGGAGGCTCAGCCCTTCTTCGCCTTGGCGGGCTTCGGGGCGGGGGCGCTGTAGACGGTCGGCTCGCCGGCCTTCTTCGCCATCTTCAGCTTGAGGCCGGCGGCCTTGGCGATCGCCTGAACGCTGACCGTCGGCCAGCCGGTTGCCTTCAGGATCTCGGGGCGGGTGGTGCCGCCGGCGCGGGTCAGCATGGCGGCGACGATCGCCGTCTTCGACTTGGGCGCCGTCTTCGTTGAGCGCTTGGCCTTCGGGGCCGGCGCGTCGCTGGCGGTGCTCGGGTTCTGAATGTCAGTCATCGGATGTCCCCTTTGGGTTCGAGTGGTGTCCTCGGGAGGGCGGGGGGGGTGGGGGGGCCGGGGGGGGGGGGGGGGGGGGGAGGGGCCGTCGCTTGCCGGTCGTCCGCGTCGGGGGCTTTCGCCTCCGGACCGCTCGCTCCGAGCTAGTGGCCCCTTCCCCTTTCCGTCCCCAAACGAGGACGGCCCTCAATGGGGCACATCGGCGGGGATAGCAACTGAAATCGGATCAACTGGAGAACCTCGTGCATGCGCGGGCGAAAGCCGAAACTGCGGAACGTTGTCCCATTGCCGGGGATGGACCCGGCGGTCCGCGCGGCCGCCACCGATCGTCTGATCGCGTCGCTCGAGCCCGAAGCCCTCGAGCCCGAGCTCCAGTCGGAATGGCGTCGCGTCGCGCGGCTCCTCGCCGCGCCGGCGGTCGATCGTCTGAAGCCGCACTACGTCGACACGATCACCGAATACTGCCGCGCCGCGGTCCGCCTCCGGAAGCTGCGCGCGATGATGCCCGAGCTCCGGAACGAGGTTTACCGGATCGAGCAGGGCCGGAACGGCGCGCAGATCAAGAGCCACCCGTTCGTCGCCCAGGTTAACGAGACGTGGCGGCAGTGGGTCCGCCTCGCCGCGAGCCTCGGGCTCTCACCGACCGACGAGCGGAACCTCGCGGCAGGCCAGGGGCAGTTCAACGACGATGCCGAAAAGTATTTCACCGGGTAAGCGAGCGAAGCCGTCGGCGCCGGCGGCGACCACGCTTCCGCCCTACGCGATTCAGCTCTGGCCGATCGAACGGCTGAAGGCGAGCGCGCGCAACGCGCGGAAGCATCCGCCCGAGCAGATCCGGCAGCTGCGCTCGGCGTTCAAGACCTTTGGCCAGGTGTGGCCGATCCTGGTCGAGCCCGACGGCACGATCATCGCCGGCCACGGTCGCCTCGAGGCGGCCAAGGCCGAGGGCTTCACCGAAGTCCGGATCATCATCGCCGAGGGGTGGACCGAGCAGCAGTGCCGGGCGTTCGCGCTCCTCGACAATCGCGTCGCGCTCAACGCCGAATGGCAGGACACGTTGCTCGGGATGGAGCTCAAGGACCTGGACGCGCAGGGCGTCGATCTCGGCGCGCTCGGGTTCGGCGCCGGCGAGCTCGCCAAGCTACTCACCGAGGGCGGGACCGTCGGGAACACCGACCCTGACGCGGCGCCGGCGGCGCCGGCGAAGCCGGTCACGGTGCCGGGCGATCTCTGGCTCCTGGGGAAGCACCGGTTGCTCTGCGGCGACGCGACCAAGCCCCGCGACGTGTCGCGAGCGCTGAACGGGACGGTGCCGCTGCTCATGGTCACCGATCCGCCCTACGGCGTCGACTACGACCCGGCCTGGCGGGGCGCCGCCGGCGTCGGTTCGAAGGGTGCCGCGGTCGGCAAGGTGGCGAACGACCACCGCGCCGACTGGCGCGCGGCGTGGGCGCTGTTCCCTGGCGACGTCGCCTACGTCTGGCATGGCGCGCTGCATGCGCTGCCGGTCGCGGAGTCGCTCCGCGCCGCTGGCTTCGTGGTCCGCTCGCAGATCGTCTGGGTGAAAAATCGGGCCGTCCTCTCGCGCGGCCACTACCACTGGCAGCACGAGCCGGCGTTTTTCGCCGAGCGGCCAGGCGAGGCCGATCCGCCGGTCGAGATCGTCCTCGACCACGAGCTCGCCGCCTACGTGATCCGGCTCGGGCGAACCGGCAATTGGCACGGCGGCCGCCGGCAGTCGACCGTGTGGGAGATCGACCACCTGAAGTCGGAGACCGGCCATGCCACCCAGAAGCCGGTCGAGTGCATGCGGCGGCCGATCGAGAATAATTCGGCGCCGGGCGAGGTGGTGTATGAGCCGTTCTCCGGATCCGGGACGACGATCGTCGCGGCCGAGATGACGGCGCGCAGCTGCTATGCGCTTGAGATCCTGCCGGCCTACGTCGACGTCGCCGTGCGCCGCTGGCAGGAGTTCACGGGCAAAGCCGCGCTCCTCGAGGGCGACGGTCGATCGTTCGATGAGATCGCGGGGGAGCGGGGCGTAGTCCAGAGCAAGGCCCCGGATGCCCAGGCCGCCGCCTGACGATGTCGTAACCCGCTACGCGCGGGACGTCGCCGCCGGCCGGATCATCGCCGGCCCGCATGTCCGTCACAGCTGCGAGCGCCATCTCCGCGACCTGGTCGATGGTCCGAAGCGCGGCCTGGTGTGGGATCCGGCCGCGGCAAAGCACGTCACCAGCTACTTCCCGAGCGTGCTCCGCCTGGCCGGCGGGCAGTTCGAGGGGGAAGTCTTCGAGCTCCACCCGTCGCAGGCGTTCATCATCGGCTCGTTGTTCGGGTGGAAGCGGGCGCATGGGGCGCGGCGATTCCGGCGGGCGTACATCGAGCAGGGGAAGGGGAACGGTAAGACGCCGCTCGCCGCGGGGATCGGGCTCTACTGCATGGTGTCGGACCATGAGGCCCGCGCTGAGGTCTACGCGGCCGCGTCGAAGCGCGAGCAGGCGATGGTGCTGTTCCGCGACGCCGTGGCGATGCGCGCGCAGTCGCCGCATCTCAGCGCCCGGATCCTGACGTCGGGAAATAACCCGGTCTGGAATCTCACCGACACGCAGAGCGGCTCGTTCTTCCGGCCGATCTCCTCCGAGGACGGACAGTCGGGCCCGCGTCCCAGCTGCGCGCTCTGCGACGAGATCCACGAGCACCGCGACGGCCGCGTGATCGAAATGCTCGAGCGCGGGTTTAAGTGGCGCCGGCAGCCGCTCCTGGTGATGATCACCAACAGCGGCAGCGATCGGAATTCGGTGTGCTGGGCCGAGCATCAGCACGCGGTGAACGTGGCCGCCGGCGACGTCGAGGACGACACCTCGTTCTCGTATGTCTGCGCGCTGGACGAGGGCGACGATCCGCTCGAGGACCCGGCATGCTGGGAGAAGGCAAACCCGCTCCTCGACGTCACGATCACCCGCGCGTATCTCGCCGACGTCGTCGCCCAGGCAAAGGCCATCCCCGGCAAGCTCAACGGGATCTTGCGCTACCACTTTTGCGTCTGGACCGACGCCGAGCAGGCGTGGATGGCGCGGCCGACGATCGAGGCGGTGCTCGCCGACTTCGATCCGGGGGAGCACCGCGGCAAGGAGGTGGCGCTCGGGCTCGATCTGTCGGCGACGCAGGATCTGTCGACGCTCGCCGGCGTCGTGGAAACCGGCAAGGACGAGCAGGGCCGCCCGACGTTCGATGGATGGGTTGAGGCCTGGACGCCGGCCGACACGCTCGGCGAGCGCGCGATCCGCGACCAGGCGCCCTATGAGCTCTGGGTTCGCGACGGGTGGCTCGCGGCGACGCCGGGCAAGGTCGTCGGCTTCGAATTCCTGGCGGCGCGGGTGGCCGAGGTCAGCAGCATCTTCAAGGTCAAGGCGCTGGCCTACGATGCGTATGGTTTCAACAAGCACTTTCAGCCCGAGCTCGACGCGCTCGGCCTGACGCTACCGATCGTGGAACACCCGCAGGGCGGCAAGCGGAAGGGCGCCGAGAGCGGGCTGTGGATGCCGGGCTCCAAGCTGACGCTCGAGGGGCTGATCCTCGACAAGCGCATTCGGTTGCGGCGCAGCCCGGTGCTGATCGCGGCGATGATGTCGGCTGCAGTCGAGGGCGACCCGTTCGGCAATTTCTGGTTTTCGAAGCGGCGGGCGGTGAACCGGATCGACGCGTTGATTGCGCTCGCGATGGCGGTCGGCGCCGCGACCATGACCAGCGCCGAGCCGGAGAAGACCTACCAGCTGATCTTCGCGTGAAAAGGGGACACCATGGACGCACTATCTGCCGTAGCTGCCAAAATGCCGCCGGAGGGAGGTCGTGTCATCGTGACGCTCTCGGACGGCAGCGTCATCAGTGGCTTTTATCAGCCGCCCGCCCCGCCGGAGACGGGCGATGTTGTGGAAGATCAGGAAGCAATCTGCATCGTGATCGGCGACGTCGAGCAAAGGGACGCGCTGCATGTCTGGGTTAATCCGCGGTTCATCGCGACGGCGATGGCTGGCGGCGACGATGACGAGATCGTGCCGGCGCATCTCCGGAAGCGAATAGCCTGACCTATTGCCGGACGCGTGAAGCGCGGCGCCGTCGGACCCAAAAAATCCGAATGCCTTTGCGGCGCGCGGCGCGCTCGCAATCGGCGACGACGCGGCCGCTGAGATTGATCGGGTCCCACCGGATCGCGACCGCGACGCAATTCGCCGGCGCGTTCATGATCGACCCGACCATGGTCGAGCCCACGTCGAGCATCCGGTGCGAGGTCACGAACGGGCGGTCGGTCGGGCAGGGGCCATCGCGGAGCCAGTGCCAGCGTCGGATCACGGCGCCCACGCGACCGGCATCTGCATGTTCGGATCGCTATCGCTCGGCTTTTCGGTGCCGACGTAGACGTGCCGGTAATTTTCGCCGGGCTTCATCGTCCGGGCGACGAAGGTGATCGCCGCGTGGAACGCGTCGGACGGGTTGGTCGCTTCGGCAAGGACGGTTTGCGCGCGGTCGCCCGTGAAGGTGAAATCGATCGTCCACCGCCGCATCGGAGCGTCAGTCATTTTCGCCTCCGTGTCTTCGGTCGCTTAACGACAATCCGCCAGGGCACTCCACGCGAAGCATCCGTGTTCCGTTCTACGTCAAGGCGGAACGAGAACGGCGAAACAATGCCGGGTGTGGGCTTAATGAGCTCGGCAAGAGCACGCGCGAAATCATGCGGCATTGCGTCGCTGTCCAGAACCTTCGTGCAGTGCATCAGAATTTCATAGTCGGTGAGATCGGGCCGTAAGAGCGTCCGAAGCTCGGGTGACAGACCGCCGTTGGCGGGGGCACCGATCCGCTTGAGCCAACGGGCGATCGACGCGTCGTCGGTCATTCGGCCGCCTCGCGCAGCTGCCGGAATACCGCGGCGCGCTCCGCGGCGGTGTGCTCGCGCTCGGGATCGATGTACGACGTCTGCTCGATCCAGTCGCCGGTGGAGCTCGCCGCCGGCGGGACGAGCAAGAACCCGTCGGTCGAGCCGACGCGGATGAGAGCCATCAGCCGGTGCTTCTCGAGGAAGGCGCGGAGGTGGGGATCGCGGTGTGCGTGGGGATGCGCGGCGCTTATCCAGATCTGGAGTACCGACCAGTTTTTCCGCTCGCCGGTTTCGTTATTCACCGACGTGACGTAGTCCGGGAGGATGTCGATCACGTAATGCGACCGGTCGGGCCGTGAGAGCTCGGCCGTCGCCTCGGGGTCGCTGAGCCACAGGCAATCCCACAGGCGGCACGATCGCGGCCGCCGATCGTAGATCGCGCAGCCCTTGCCGGTGCGCTGGTGCTGGCAGCGGGTCAGCGCCGGTTTTCCGAGCTCGGAGACCGGCATCACTTTGCAGCACGCGGTGCAACCGCCGCAGCTTCTCATCTCGCCTCCACGCGATACCCGAACCTCGCGGCCCCTCCCGAAACTGTCAACCCGAGGAAACCCTATGACGATCTCAATCGCCGGTCTCATCGGATTCGTGATCCTGGCCCTGGTCGTCGGCCTGATCGCCTATGTCCTCACGCTGATCGTCGACCGCGCGCCGATGATCGATGCCGCGATCAAGCAGATCATCCGCTGGGTCATCTTCGCGGTCGCGGCCCTGGTCATCCTTTTGGCCTTGCTCCAAGCCCTCGGCGTGGTCGCAGGCGGTCCGATAGTGATTGCGAGGTAAGCGCCTCGACGGTGGCCGCCGGATCGTAGGCCGTGACGATCGTCCCCAGGAGCTCGTGCGAAGTCTGGAACAGGCGGCCGCTCGCGACGTCGTGGGCGAGGCCAAAACTGAACGGCGAATAGGTGCCGGCAATGACCGCCGCCTCGCGCGTGAAGCCGACGGCGAACTGCCACCAGACCCGCGCCTCGCCTTCCTGATTGTTGTTCGCGATCACCGCTCGCTCCTCCCGTTGATCAAGCCCCCCAAGCGGAACGGATACAACCAATGAGCACCCCCGTGATCAACCCGGCGGTGAACCGCCGCGCCTATTCGATCCTGGCCGTTAAGGCGGTGCAGGAAGACCAGCGGACGATCCGCGGCACGGCGACGACGCCGACGCCCGATCGCCTCGGCGACATCGTGGAGCCGCTGGGCGTCAAGTTCAAAAACCCGTTGCCGCTTCTCCACCAGCACCAGGCGGACCAACCGGTCGGCACGGTCCGGTTCGACAAGCCGACGAAGGATGGCGTCGACTTTGAGGCGAAGCTGCCGCGGATCGAGGAGTCTGGTCCGCTCCGCGATCGCGTCGACACCGCTTGGGGCGAGATCAAGGCAGGCCTGGTCCGCGGCGTCTCGATTGGATTCAGGCCGATCGAATTCTCGTTCATGGACGACGGCGGGATCCGGTTCGTTGAGACCGAGGTCCTCGAGCTCAGCCTGGTGACGATCCCCGCCAACCAGGAAGCCACCATTCAGACCGTCAAATCATTTGATCGTGCTGCGCCAGCCGCGTCAGGCAACGAAAAGCGCAGGGCGTTCGCAGTGCAGCTCCTCCCGGCGTCTCGGGCCCCCGAAGTTCGAATTACGCCCAAGGAGGGCGCCCGGAAAAATGAGGACCGTGTCTGAACAGATCACCGCGCTCGAGACCACGCGCGCCGCCAAAGCCGCGCGCATGACAGCGGTGATGCAGAAGGGAATGGACGAGGCCCGCTCGACCGACCAGGCCGAGCAGGAGGAATTCGACAACCTGCAGACCGAGGTCGAAGCGATCGACGGCGATCTCACCCGGCTCCGCTCGCTCGAGCGGGTCACCGCCGTGAAGGCGAAGCCGGTCAACGAAGCCCGGAGCGAAGGCGAGGGCAGCCAGGCGCGCGCCGGGATCATCGTCAAGAACACCGAAAAGCTCGAGCCGGGCATCCGGTTCGCGCGCATCGCCAAGGCGGTCGGGTTTGCCAAGGGCAATCTCCTGCAGGCGCTCGCCTACGCCGAGAACCGGTGGAAGCACGACGATGTCACCATCGGCGTCCTCAAGGCGGCGGTGCCGGCCGGGAGCGTCGGCGGTGACAGCACGGACAGCCCTGCCGGATGGGGCAGCGCCCTGGTGTCGACCGAGAGCGGGCCGTTCGCGGATTTCGTCGCCTACCTCCGGCCAATGACGATCCTCGGCAAGTTCGGGGCGAACGGGATCCCGAGCCTGCGGCGCGTGCCGTTCCGGACGCCGCTGGTGAGCCAGATCGGCGGCGGCGCCGGCTACTGGGTTGGCGAGGGGCGGGCGAAGCCGCTCACCTCGTTCGACTTCTCGCGGACCACGCTCGAACCGTTGAAGGTCGCGAACATTGCGATCATCACGATGGAGCTCCTCCGCGACAGCAGCCCGAACGCCGAGGTCCTTGTCCGCGATGGCCTGGCCGAGGCGCTCCGCGATCGTCTGGACCGCGATTTCGTTGATCCGAACAACGCCGGCACGGCGGGGATCAAGCCGCCGTCGATCGCCAACGGCGTTACGCCGATCGTGTCGACCGGCACCGATGCCGCGGGCGTGCGAACCGACGTCGCGGCGGTGATGAACGCGTTCATTGCCGCGAACAACCCGCCGACGAGCGGCGTGTGGCTCATGCCGTCATCGATCGCTCTCCAGCTCTCACTGATGCAGAACGCGCTCGGCCAGCCGGAATTCCCCGGCATCTCGCTCAATGGCGGGACGTTCTTCGGCCTGCCGGTGATCGCGTCGGAATACATGCCGCACGAGAGCACGGGCGCAGTGGTCGAGCTCGTCAACGCCGGCGACATCTACCTGGCCGACGAAGGCGGGATCAACGTCGACATGAGCACCGAGGCCTCGGTGGAAATGAGCGACGCCCCGGTGGCGAATTCGATTCCGCCGACGCCGGCGACGTCGATGGTCTCGCTCTGGCAGACCAATAGCGTCGGTCTTCGCGCCGAGCGGACGATCAACTGGAAGCGTCGCCGCACGAGCGGCGTCCAGGTCCTCACCGACGTCGATTGGGTAGCTTCGTAACCAGCCAAGCCGATCAAGGGGGCCCGGCCGCTCGCGGCTGGGCCCTTCCGTTGGCGGAAGGGAATTTCACGATGGTCAAGCTGATCGCTCTGAAGACCCACCCGGTCGGCGGTCATCGGGTGAAAGCCGGCGAGACCTACGAGGTCAGCGACCGCGACGCCCGGATGATGATCGCGACCAGGAAGGCCGCCGTCGCTCCCGAGGATTCGCCCGAGCCGGTCTATCGGCGCGGCGTCTACAAGCGCCGCGACATTCCTGCGTCCCCAGCCACCACCGATCTGACCGCGGGCGGCGGTCGGGAGACGCGTGGCCGCGTCAGCGCCGCCTCCGGAGGCGCCGGGGGTGTCGGCGGCAGCGGTCGCCCGGTGGGGGCGATGCGGGGCGAGGGCTCGGGATTGACGCCACCGCCGGCGGAAGCCGCGCCGCCGCGTCGCCGGCGGACCCGGCGATCGGCCGGGGCGGAAGAGCCGGCCGATGAGGGCGAGACCGAGTAAGGGCCGCGCCGGTGAAGATCTTCGGGTTCAGTATCACCCGTGCACGCGAGGAGAAGGCGCTTAATTCGGTCGCGGGCGGGCGCGGCTGGTGGCCGCTCGTCCTCGAGCCCTACACCGGCGCCTGGCAGCAGAACGTCTCGCTCGACCGGAATTTGATCCTCACCTACCACGCGGTCTACGCGTGCATGACGCTGATCGCGTCCGATATTTCCAAGTTGCGCTGCCGCCTGGTGGAAGACGCCGACGAGGACGGGATCTGGCAGGAGACGACGAACCCGGCCTACAGCCCGGTCCTCCGCAAGCCGAACAATTATCAGACGCGGATCCAGTTCTGGGAAAACTGGATGCTGTCGAAGCTCAGCCGCGGCAACACCTACGGCCTGAAGCAGCGCGACGAGCGCGGCGTGGTGAAGCGCCTCTACATCCTCGACCCGACGCGGACCCGGCCGCTGGTGTCCGACGAGGGCGACGTCTTCTACGAGCTCAACACCGACAACCTTACCGGCATCGGTAACCAGGTGGTGGTGCCGGCGCGGGAGATTATCCACGACCGCTTTAACTGCATCTTCCACCCGCTCTGCGGCACCTCGCCGATCTACGCGAGCGGCCTGGCGGCGACCGCCGGCAACGCGATGATGACGCAGGCGGCGTGGTTCTTCGGCAACCGCTCCATGCCGGGCGGGATCCTCACGGCGCCGGGGGCGATCAAGGACGAGACGGCAACCCGGCTGAAGGAGGCGTGGGAGACGAACTTCAGCGGGGCGAACACCGGGCGTGTCGCGGTGCTCGGCGACGGTTTGAAATTCGAGAAGCTGCCGATCAGCGCCCAGGAAAGCCAGATGATCGAGCAGCTGAAATGGACCGCCGAGGTGGTGTGCTCGACCTTCCATGTGCCGCCCTACAAGATCGGGCTGGGCACGATGCCCACCTACAACAACATTCAGGCGCTCAATACCGAGTATTATTCGCAGTGCCTCCAGGCGCTGATTGAAGCGGCCGAGCTCTGCCTCGATGAGGGCCTCGATCTCGGCCCGACCCTCACCGTCGAGTTCGATCTGGAGGGCCTCCTCCGGATGGATACCGCAACCCAGATGAGCGTCCTGAAGGACGGCGTGTCTGCCGGCCTGATCGCGCCCAACGAGGGCCGCGCCCGGCTCGGGTATGGGCCGGTCGTGGGCGGCGCGAGCCCGTATCTGCAACAGCAGAACTATTCATTGGCGGCGCTCGCTAAACGCGACATGCGCGAGGACCCATTCGCCAAGGGCACGGCGCCGGCGCCGGCGGGGGGATCGAACGAGCCGCCGGAAGGCAACGAGGCCTCCGAGGGCGAGGGCGACGCGGAAGCGCTGCCGGCGTCCGAGCGTCGCCTCGCGCTGCCGGCGCCCGACGCCACCGACGCGGTGATCCGCGCCATGCAGAAACGCTGGGAGATCGCCGATGCTTGACGTCGACCGCCTGGCCGATGCGCTGGTTTCCAGCGCGAAGCGTTATGTGGATGAACGGATTCGCAGCTTCGAGGCACGGATCGAGGCGCGTCTCGCCGCGGTGCCGGCGCCGGTCGGCATCGCCAACCAGTTCACCAATGCAGCCGGGTTCCTGATCCT